TGCAACTGTACTATCAATAGCTACTGTAAGTGTATTGGTTGCACCAGAAGTGTCGATACCAGTACCACCTGCAATAGTTAAAGTTTCGCTATCTAAGTCTATTGATAATGCTCCACCTGTATCACCTTGAAAGTCTAGGTCTTCGGCAGTTAGTTGAGTATCAACGTAATCTTTAACTGCTGCTGAAGTTGGTAAAGTTGTATCATTATCGTTTGAACTAATACCTTCTGATTCTAATACGATTGCCGAGGCTTTAAAGTTGTCAACTTCGATGTTCGATACAGTATTGTTGTCAACATCTATAGTTTTGTTTGTTAATGTATCTGTAGTTGCTCTACCAACTAAAGTATCTGTTGAGGTTGGTAAAGTAAGTGTACCTGTATTACTAATTGAGCTAATAACAGGACTTGTTAATGTTTTGTTTGTTAGTGTTTGTGTATCAGTTAAAGTAGCTACAGTTGAATCAATAGCCACTGTTAAAGTATTCGTAGCTCCTGAAGTATCAATACCTGTTCCACCAGCAACTGTGAAAGTTTCACTGTCGAGGTCAATACTTAAAGCACCACCTGAGTCACCTTGGAAATCTAAGTCTTGTGCTGTTACCTGAGCATCAACATAAGCCTTAATAGACTGTTGTGTTGCTAATGAGGTATCACTATCAGAACTTAAATCGTCTTCATCTAAAATAGCAGTAACTGTTGAGCCACTACCTAAAACTAAGCTATCGAGGTTGGCAGTACCATCTATGTAAAGGTTTCGCCATTGTTTTGTCGCTGTACCTAAGTCGTAAGTATCATCAACATCTGGTGTAATATTGGAAGCTACATCGGCTGTCAAAGTAATGCTATCGGTATCGGCATCACCAAATGTCAAATTACCAGATATGGTGGCATTACCAGTAACAGTCAGATTACCACCAACTGATAAATCATTGGTAGTTGTAACATTACCTGTAAGTGTGGATGTACCAGTAACTGCTAAGGTTGAGCTAAGAGTTGTTGCACCTGTGACACCAAGAGTGCTGGAAAGAGTGGTAGCACCTGTGACACCTAATGTGCTGGATAATGTGGTAGCTCCAGTAACTCCTAAAGTGGTACCGACTGTAGCGGCTTCATCAACTGTTAGAGTATCTATGGTGGCAGTACCATCAATATATAAGTCTTTAAATTCTAAAGAAGAAGTACCTAAGTCGATGTCATTATCGGTGACAGGAATTATTGCACCATCAGCGATATAAAGTTGTTGAACAGGGCTACTAGATACTTCAACATAAAATTCTATGTAGTTGTTGGTAGTATCTATAACTACTTTATTGTTTGGTGCAGTTTCACCTGCATCACCTATCAGTCCTATAACAGGACCATTGGCTGCTGTGCCATCGTGTGCGTGTCCTGAAGTATTGCTAAATGCATTTACTAATTGATTGTATTCATTGTTAAATAACGCAGCTGTGATGGTATCGCCATCTGCGAATGTACTTTGTCGTGTATAACCTGCCATAATTTTTATCTCCTTCCTGATGGTATATAGTCTACATAAAATCCATTTATAATGTAAGGTGCATTAGTATCATCACTTAATACCCTAAAACTGTTGCTTGAACCACTACCTATTAATGGTATTCTCACTAAAGGCTGTTCAGCTGCACCGAATTTAGCTGTGCCAAATATTGCTGTACCAAAATTAGCCGGTGCTGGAACAGAATCCAAAACAATATCATCAGGTTGTGGTATTTCATTACTATCGTAATCAAATCTAACTCTTAGTGTCGGTTGAATATCATTTTCTGGTCCAATCGACATTTTAATGTAATGTAAAGTTTTTAAAGTACCAAAGTCACCATAATCGTAATTAGGTGTCTGATACCTAGCATCTATATTAGCACCATCAAAATCATCACCAATATCATGCTCATATATGTAACCTGTTTGTGAGCCATGATAATGTTCTTCAATACCTATTTCATTAAAAGCTGTACCAATTGCTGTAACTTCTATACCTTGTGTTTCTGACCATTGAAAGCCATCTGGTCTTAGTGTTCCTATAATACCTCTTTGAGCTGATTCTGCTGCTCCTCTATTGCTATAAAACAATCTATATTGTGACTTGTCTCTATGCACCATGCTACTAATAACATAATCATTAACGTTTCTTGCTAATTCATTCAATATCGGTTGTATTTGTTTTGATACTGTACCCAACTCAACGTCACCAATTCTTGCAGTACCAGCCACTGTTCTAATACCATCTGGTGCTAAGAATACTAAGTCACCACCAATTTCTTGAATACTAAAGCCACTTAAACAACCTACATTTTCTGCAATCGGGTCAATTCTAACATTTGCTGAATCGTTTATATTTATTAATTTATGTAAACTGTTTTCACAAAAAATAATTAAGTCTTCACGGAAACCTCTAATACCAACAATAGTATCGGATATTGCTACACTTCCTGCTCCAACTCCTGTAAAGTTATTAGGGTCATTATAAACACTGTAATAAACAGTAGTTTCCTCATCTTCAACACCTGCTGCTATTAGGTGGTGGTCATGCGATGTAATAAATCTTACTGGAGTATTGGCTCCATTAGGTTGTATTTCTTTAGCAAAAAATGTTCTGGTTGTTAAATCTCCAGTACCTTCCATTCTAAATGAAAAAATATCTGCAGTAGAATTATCAGCAATAAATATTTCACCATAATCCATACCAGAACTTTCAAATAAAGCAAAAGTTGCTTGTTCTTGTCCTGTTCTTACCGAAGCTGATTTACCAGTAAAAGTAGTATAATTATCACCACCACCAGCAGACAATTTATTTATCTGTAACCATGTAATGCCATCTTGACTAAAATATAAAGCATTACCTGCTGCAACTATGACTCCATCGGCATAAGGTCTAACACCAAATATTTCAGTAGCTCCTCCTGTTGGTTGTGTTGCACTAGCACCACCAAACTTAGCAAAACCATTTATTCTTCTGTAGCCACCCTCAATAGCCACTTCAAAGTTTTGTAAAACTGTGGCTGCACCGGGAGTTCTTAATAAGTCTATAGAGTTAGCTGACTTAACTAAACCACCACTACAAGCTACTGTATAAGGTTGTGAACGTGCCATAAATTAAAAATAAGTTCTGTCGTCTGTCATTCTTGACGGAGCTTGATTGATTAAGTTTGACTTCATGTATTTCATAGCTTTTTTAAAGTCCTCTAAAGCAAATGCTGCTTGTTGTGGAGATTCTTTAAATTGCCAAACATAATATCTAGTTCTTGAGGTAATGACATTACTGTATTGTTCTGGTAAAACTATTGTGTCGTCATAAGCTGACAAAGCTGTTGGTCTGTCAAAGGCATAAAAATGCACATTGTATGCTTTATCTGGTATAGGACTTAGACCAAATTTCCTAGCATCTGGTGATTGTATAACATATTTTGGTTCACCATATTTTTGTCCGTTTGCATCGTCTTCGTTTTCTTGGTCTCTGTAGTATCTAGCCCAGTCTGCATGGTCTAAATATTTTAAACCTTGTGAGACATAAGGTGCTGATTCACCTGAGACATTAATTGTTGTCAGATAAAAGTCATCCCAGTCTATTGATGCATAGTCTGTTGTAATACTGGAACTACCTGACTTTAACAAATACCATCTAGTACCTGCTACTGTTTCTACTGTAACATTCCCATAAAAAGGGTCTGTACTACCACTTAATCCTGCTGAGAAAAAAGGCAACTGAGGTTCTTCGTTAGCTATGTCAAACAATGCTTTGTTGACTGAATCTTTCACAAACTTTTGTAGTCCTATTGCATTGGCAAAGTTTGCTGCAGTAAGTGGTACTTCGTTTAGTTCTCTTAGAACCTCGTTAGTTATATCTAAATATGTTGTTGCCATTATTTTTTATGTATTTTTTGAATTTCAAAGTTTGCTGATTTACTGGCTCCTTTATGTGGCTTATAACCGCCAACAGGGTCTTTCATTAGTTTAAAGCTTTTACCGCTTTTCATCCAATGATAACCTTTAGGTGCTGGTACTTTCATGTTAGCAAGGCATAGCCTTTTTCATAGCTTTTTTAACAAGCTTACCTGCGTTGTACTTCATTCGTCCACCGCCATACATGTTTTCACGTCTAGCTGCTTTGTTACCATCCATGATGCCGTCAACTTTTTTAACATGTCCGCCTTTACTAAATCCATACATACCTTCGCTATCTCTTTTACCTTTAGGTTTTGCAGGTGCTAAAGGTCTTATTCTTTGACGGATTATACCCATACCAGAACCTTTACTTACAGGAACTCCCATGTTTCTTTTTTTCATTTTATCTTTCCTTGTAAAAATGGAGGAGTCCGAAGACTCCCCCGTAACTATAATTAGTCAATAGTGTAGAAAGCTGATACTAATGCATCGTCTCTCAATACTTTTGCTCCATATACATGTAAGCCTCTAACAATGTCACCAAATGAACTTGGGTCTCTTAGGACTTCAGTTGAGATGATTGTTTGAGCTGTTGCTGTTGAAGAAATATGTCCAGCTAGACATTTTCCTGTAGCATTTGAAACAGCTGCAATGTTATTAGATTTGTACATGTTGAAACCTCTTAACTTACCGCTAGATACTAGACCATTTCTGATTGAGCCTTGTCCTGCGTTGAAGTCAACAGAAAGAAGTTTTGAGCTGGATTGTGATAGCTGCTCATAAAATTCTGGAGAAGCTACAAACCATCTTCCTTCTTCAGGAACATTAGCATCATCTAATAGTCTTGCCATTCTTGCAAGTACGTTTAATGGGTCTGTTTCACTAGATACACCTAAGTCAATAGAACCTGCACCATCGTAAACGTCAGCACCTAATTTTGTTGCTGAGTCTGCACCAAGTACATGGTCTGGTGAAGAAGAAGAAACACCTGAGAACATTGATTCGATAACTGCTGCATCGAAAGAATCTCTTAGAGCATAAGCTGCTGAAGATGTTGCAACTTCTTTAAAGTTGACGTGAGACATATCTCTTTCAATATCATCAACGATGAATTTGAAAGCTTTAGCTGAATCGACTACGAGTGTTAGCTCTTCGTCTGTTAGCTTGGTTTGAGTTGTGTCAGAACCTCTTGTGTAGTCGTACACTGAGATTACTGGCTCTTTGATAATTTTAACAGAATCACCATAATTGCTGATTTCTCCGGAGTAGTCAGTATTTGTAATAGCTTCTACCACTGATGCCTTTCTGAAAAAGTTTAAAACTTTAGCAGAATATATGGAAGGCAGGAAGAAACTATTATTCTGACCACTAACGGAGGAGGCAAAGTTACCATTGGTATCTGGTGATGGTTCAAAATATTGTGCCATTTTTTACTCCTCTTGGGTTAATATAAAAGTTTATCTACTGATTCTACCTTCTTCCCAAGCCTTGTCGATTTCTTTTTCAAGTCTATCAAACTCAGCTGGAGATAAAGCTAGAATCTCCTTTTCGGTCCAAACTTTAGCTTGTTGTGGCTCAACACTGGTTGTCTTTGCGGACACCATGTCAGCCGCTGAAGTTTTTCGTTTAGAACCTGCCGATGACTTTTTCGGATTGCTTTGTACACCCATGTCAGACTTAAATAAATCTATTGCACGACTAGCTGCTTCTGGGTCACTTGAATTTTTATAAATCCAATCTTGTATTGACTCAGGTTGAGATTTAGCCCAATCATGAAAATCATCACTGTTTCTGATATCATCAAAATCAGGATGTCTTGATTTAAGAGCTTTCTCAGCATCTATTCTTATTAACTCTTGCTCTCTAGATTGAAGAAGTTTAATTTTTTCTTCAAGCTGTCTTGCTTTGCTTTCGCTTTGCATATTAGCAACAGTTTCTACAACATCATAAACATCAGGATATTTTTCTTTAAACTCAGCTAGTTCTTCTGCAGATTTAGGTGGAGTGTATTTAGGTTGTCCCTCACGGGCTTGGTCTAATAACTCTAGCTCTCTCTGTTTAAACTCATTGAGCTTACTATCATAATGTCTCTTCAAGTCATCATAACGTTTTTTATAGTCGGGTCGCTTGTAGGGTTTATCTTTAGTTTTTGTTTCTTTAACTTCTTGCTCTTCGTTAACTCCTTCTGCTTCTACCTCTTGAGGTTCTGCATCTGGGTCATTAAAGAATAAGTTGTTTGAATCAACAAAAACTTTTTCTTCTACTTTGTGCCAACTTTTATCCGCATTATACGGGTTCGCTTTTTCTTCTTTAGCCATCTTTTTCTCCTATTCAGGGCTTAGCAAATATTACAAGGTAGCTGCTGTACGGGCAGGGCTTGTCTTGCAAAGGTCGCCTTTCGGTTAATATTAGCTACGCACATATGGTTTGCCTTCAATCATAGAACTTTTGACTAAACGGTCTGTTTCATCTTCAGCCATTATTCCAGCATCATAACGGTTTAACAAACTATCGTTTGTCTTACCAGCTGGGTTAACGTTGTATTCAACAGTTACCTTTTTGTCGTTATTCATGACTTCTTGCTCACCATCTAAACGTTGAACATAGTCTCCGTTTGCGTAGCCGACTCTTTCTTCGTCATAAGCAGCTTCGGCATCTTTCATCATTTGCATGAGATTGTCGGCACCTAACTGCTCAACTGCTTTCGCAGTAAAGACAAATTCTCCATCTGATAACCTAGCAGGTATATCATCTGAAGTGCCTGTCCCCGGACCTTCAACAGGACCGGCTCCAGTAAACTCGGAAGCTTTCTCTACCACTTTGTCGAATACTACACTCAACTCAGGGTTAGCTTCTAGTTGTTCTTCTAACATAGACTTTTCTTCATCTGATAGGGCTTCGCCTACTACAAAGTCTATAAAGTTTTGTTCCATTTCTTCGTCAGGTAGCATTTCATTTTCTTCTTCCATTTCGCCACCTTCGTTCATACCATAACGGCTATCATCACTTTCTAATAAACCGCCTTCGTATTTCTTTTGTTTTTTGTATAAACCTAAAATTTGATTTATAACATCTTGCATACTTTCATATTCTTGTAATTTATTTTCCATTTCAAGAATATTTTTATCAGGAGCTTCTCTACCTTGTCCTAATAATCCTTTTTCCATATTACTATCTTCTAAAGATAATCTTAACTCCATAATTTCATCTGTAAGTTCATCATACTCTTTAAGTAAATCTTTTTCAGATTTTAATAGTTGTTGTCCTTTATAATTAAGTTTAGCAATTTCTAAGTCAGATTTTTCAGCTATGTTTTGAGGAATTGAATCTGGTGAATATGCTCCTAAGTCTTCTTGTATATCTTGTATTTGATTATTAATTTTATCTAATTCTTTTTGTACTTTTGGATTCGTTGATTTACTTGTTTTATTTTTACCCATTAATGATTTAGCACCTTTGGAAAGTTGTCGTACCAATGACCCAAAAACATAAGGCTGTCTTTCTTTAAAC